CCCAAGCGTTCGTGCGGGTTACCACGACCTTAATTTTTGCCGCCACGAGCGAATTGTCCAGTATCTCCTTGACCACCTTCCGCTGGTCGGGAGGGCCGACGATGCCGACACGGATTTCGTCCAGTTGTTCAATCAATCCGTAATTGCAAAGGGCCATCATGTGCTGGTGCATGATGAGTTGCCATTGCCCGCCTCCGCCGCAATAGATGTGGTAGTAGTGTACGAGTTTCATAATATGGAAACAATTGCAAAAATCAAGACCAATAAGAGGAAGAATCTGCCAAAAATCAAAAGCAAATCAATGATGGATTCAAGGTTCATGTGGCAAAGTTACACCACCAAGTACTTCCCCGAGTTACTGACGGCCAATTTGTTGAGGGCCACATATCGCAGGGCATCGCAGGCGTGATTGTACGAATCAATGGGAACCCCCGTGTCCTTGCCATCCTTGTCGGTGGCCCAAGTGTACGAGCGGAGTTCTTTGATGAGGTTAACCGAATCCTTGGTCACATGAAGGTTGAACCGCTTCACGATGTCAATCCCCTGCCTGACTGAATCGGGTCCCTTGGATGCGGGCTTGATGTTGAAGCCGAGGCGGTATATTTCTTCAATGGACTTCGGTTCGGCTGAATCGGCCACAATTTCCCACGCACGGGTGATGCCAAACTCTTTTAACCGCACCGCAATATCGGAGTTGGTCAGTCCACGGTGGTAGAGCAACTCATGAATAAACAAGTCGTCACCCCTGCGGTACACGGCGACCAAGGCGGTTGGGTCCGTGCTGAACCCCCAGTCAAGCCCGTAGGCAACGAACTTCATCGTGCTTGGGTCTATACCCTCGACCACCGTGTAATCGCCGTATATCGCCCCTTGGAGCGTCCCGACTTGGCCCAACCCGTACACCTTCCACCAGTTGGCCCAATAGGCGGAGGTTTCGGCTTTGTCTCGGTTTCGTTCTATATCGTATCGTATCGTATCAGGGAGTGCCTCGTTGTCTTGGTAGGTCAGGATGAGGAACTCCGCATCGGTTTCGGGCAAGACCTCCGTGTGCGCCCAAAATTCGTGGGTGGGGTTGAAGTCAATGTAGATTTCCTGTGATGTACGAATCGCCAACTGATAGTACGAATCGAAGTCGATGTTGTTGGCCTCGTTGATGTAGAGGACCTGCCGCCTTGCCCCTCGGAGGCGTGCTTCCGAATCAGCGGAAAAGAACTCGATCGTGGACCCGTTGGCGAAGTTGTACTGGAGCAGGGTCTTGTTCCAGCGGTCGGGAACCCAACGATGGGTCCATTGCATAATCTTGGCGAAGTCCTTAATCGCTCCCCTCCGTAGGTGGGGCACGGATTCGGACACGACCGATATTTCCGACTTAGGAAACCGAGCGGCGTGGTCAATGAGGACCGCAAGGATGCCGAAGGTTTTGGACGCACTTGTGCCGCCTTGTATCACCTTCTTCCGAGCGGTCATCGCCCGAATTTTGCGGATGGCGGTGGTGTACTTAAATTCCATCCCCGAAGAGGGGTTGCTCAATGGTGACGGTGTTCTCTTGCTTGTCCACCAAGCCAAGAAGGCGGGAGGCGATGTTGGCCGAGTAAACGCCCGAACTTGCACCCTCCAGCATATCCTTGTCACAGGTGGCCCGTATGCGTGTAATGATTGGGACAAATTCCTTGTGATGCTCTCCTTCTTCTTTTCTATACCTTGAAAGGTCAAAGCAGACCCCATTCTCCGCAAGATATCCCTCAAAGCCCCGAAAAGTGATAGGCCGCTCCTTGTCCCTGTAAACCATGACCCCATCCTTGCCGACATAGTCCTGCACTCGGTATGGGTTGGCCTTGTTCTCGGCCCTGTACTTTTCAAACGCCTCCCATAGTTCTTCGGGGGTATTCCATATTGGGGGACGGCCTGCCATCAGTATTCTATTTTGTCAATCAATTCGTCAATCTTGTCCACTATCTTCATCTTGACGGCAAAGGCGTTGGGCGAGTTAGATTCCTCCACCGCTCCAATGCAGTCGCAAAGGGTCGTGATGACCATCATGAGCGAATCCATGCGGGCTTGGACCTGCGCTTCGGCGTCAGCCTTCGTTGAGTTCGCCAAGTTCCCGTAGTTTATTTCGTGACCACCCAAGGGCCGCTTTGCCACCCCATAGAAGGTAACTGATGTAGCCGCAGTCGCTGGTGCTGTCAGCGTTGTCGTAGTATGTTTCAGCACGGGATAGGTAGGAGTGCATCCGTTTAACAGTTTCAAGCGAAATCCCCTCACCGCTGGCGAGTTGCTGCGCTCGGACCTTACCCGTCTGCGTAGCACATTTGTTGCCGTTCCGCTCGTTGAGTTCAATCCCCCGCTTGGCGTTATTGCGTACCCCTTCGCCGTAGTCGGCGTAGGTTTGGAACTGGTCACGGGTTGGGGTTGTTGATGGCATGGATAACGGTGTGGTGGTTGGCTTCGGCGAACTGGTCCGCCTCTTGGTAAATGTAGGTAAGGGCCGATTTTACGCAGTCCGCACACCACCAATTTGTGTTCGGTCTGCCGTGGGCGACGAGGATGGTCTGCAAATCATGGACCGCTTCGGGGCTTAACCGCATGAACAGGGCGGCTTGATACTGGTCCCAATAGTGGCGGTGCTTTTGCGCAAGGACAAACTCGTCTTGGGTCATCGGTTCGTCAGTTGCAGGATGACAACGGTCAACCCCGCAGAGGCGAGGCCGTACACGGGAGCGAGAACCCAACCGCAGGTGGACCAGGTGAGCAGGACCGCAACCCAAAAGGTCAGGCAGGTGACACAGGAGAACGGCTTGTGCCTTGCGAACCAGGTCTTGTACCAAACCTGCGGGAGGACATGGTACTCCGCAATGGCGAGGGCCGTGAGCGAACTAATCAGCAGGGGAAATATCAGCGTGTCCATGGGATTGAATGGCGGCCTTGATTTTGGCCTTGGCTTGGTCAATGGAATAGATTATAGAACGATACGGGATGCCCGTGTCACGGGACAACTTCTTCATGTTACCCGTCCGCAGGTGGAGGCGCAGTAACTCCTTGTCATAGGGGAACGCCCCGTCCTTGGCCCAAGTGTCCATCTCGGCTTCGGCAATGGCCCACAGGTCGTCCATCAGTGAATCGTACTCGGACTGTGGGATAGGGGAATCGGGGTCCAGTTCTTCCAGCAAATCGTGGTGGCGGTACTTTTGGGCAAACTGGTTGTTCTTGCCTCGGTAGAGGTTCAGCAACAGGCGAACCACATAGAACTTGAAATACCCCTGCCCGTGGATTTGCAGAATCTTGGCGGGGTCTTTCTCCAGCAGGATTAACACGCACTCCTGCTCCAAGTCCCTCCAAAGCGGGTCGCCTCCTGTAATCGTTAGGCAGGCTTTGCGGATTTCGCCGCTTCGGTAGAGGTCCAGTATCGTGTGTTCTGCGGATGCCATGCACAAAGATTGCAAAAAAAAGGGGTCAGCGGTTAGGCCGACCCCTTGGGTGTTTGGGCGGTTTTGGGCTATTCTCCGCTCGGAAGTTGCAGGGTATCAGTGATATAAGCCCCCTCAGCCGTCTGCAAGTAGTCCTGTGCGTTGTTGAAAACTTGCCTCCGAAGGTATCGCAGTTGCGGCTTGGCCTTGCAGTCGTTGTGGAAGGATTCAAGGTTTATAATTATCGTGGAGTAGTGGCGGTTCAACTCCTTCCCGATAGCCATGAAGGTGAATAGGTATTCGTTGTATGCAATGTCGGCCACGATATTCCGAGCGATTACGCAGGGCCGTTCCCTTGACGGGGACCGCACCTGGTCGGGGGTTATGCCGAATATCATTGCGGTGGTGTCAACGAGATGATGGATGAGTGCTGGGGTCATGACTTAAACGATTTCGGGGATGGGCATCCAATAAAGGACTTCGCTGGTGAACCAAGAGTGTTCCTCGCAGTACCATTTATTGGTTTCAAATTCATACCAAGCCACAACTTGCATTCCTTCGTTGTCAGTTATCAGCACGGGTTCGCCCTCCTTGGGCATTTGGTCTTGGGGTCGTGTCCAGGGCATTGTCATGCGTTTTTGGCTTGGAGGATTCTACCGAGCAGGGTCCAGTTCACGGACCAAGGCTTGATGGTTTCGGAACGGTCGGGGCGGTCGCAGTTCACGCACTCCTTGCGGATGTGAATCTGCCAGCGGCGGAAATCGGTGGGGGTTGGTTTCATGGGTTTTGGTTTAGGTTTAACGAAGATATAAACAAGTTAAGAACATTCAGCCAACACTTGCTGAAATTCCTCCACGCTTCGGATGACTACATACCTGTAGCCAACTGCCTCCACGACCCCCTGCCACCACTTTTGGGATAGGGACTGCTTGCCCTTGGGGTCTTTGAACTCCAAGAACACGGCACCAGCGGCGGACAGGTATATCATGTCGCTCACCCCCGCAACCACGCCCATGGCTTTCATCACGCTTCCCGCATAGGCAGACGGGGCGTTGTTGTTTACTGTAAACAAGCGACCACGCTCGTCGGGGAAGTTGTTCCAGTGCCATTGGAAGCACTCGGCTTGAATCTTGAACTCTTGCATGGGATTATTTGAGGATTGGAAAACGGTCTTTATTGTGGAAGGCCCATCCTGGCTTCCATCCCATAAAACGAATGAACTCCAAGGCTTCGGCTTTGCTCTTGCATTGGTTGTGCAGGACCCAGAACGGCGAAATTACTTTGGCCTTCGCCAGTTGTGCCTTTTGGTACATGCTGCTGGTCGTGGCCAACTGCATGCCCTGGGCCTTGGTCATCAGGTGCAGGTCCACCATTTCGCCCTGCTCTTGGGGCTTACGCTGGTACTCGTAGCCGCAATGCTTGCACTTCATCGCCCCCACGGGGATAATCGCCTCGCAGCCCTTGCAGTTCTTCGCCCCGCCAACGCCATCGGATTTCTTCTTGCGTTTCTTCTTCAATGACCAATCACGGTTTGCTTCCCAAAACCCGTGGTGGTTCACATTGTTGCCGAAGTCAAGGATCGTGAACTCCCGCTTGGTTGGGGTTACCCTGGAACCACGGCCCACCATCTGCATGAATAGAGGAAGGCTTGCGGTCGCACGGTAAAGGATCACCACCTCAATGGTTGGCTCGTCAAAGCCCGTGGTCATCAAGTCACAGTTGCAAAGGATAGCGTCGGGAGTATGCTTGAACCATTCCAATACATCGGCCCGTTCCTGCTTGCCCATGTTCCCATCCACATGGCGGGCGTTGTGGCCTGCGTTCTGCAAAGCGGCACATACTTCCATACTGGATGCAATGTTGCTGGCAAACAGGATCGCCTTCTTGCCCCTGCAATGCCTCCCGTAGTTTTTGACAACGCCGTCAAACACCCTCCGCTTGGAGTACACGGTCGCCATCTGCTGGGTGTCGTAGTCATCGCCCCACATCCCGATTCCCGATAGGTCCAAGTTTGTCCCGTAGGTGACGGGACTGGCAAGGAACCCTTGGCGTATCAGTTCCCCGACCTGCACAGGGTTGTGGAGCGTTTGGTAGAACTTGGATAGGCACTCTTGGTTCCCACGACGCAGTGGCGTTGCAGTAGCCCCGATGACCACGGCCTTGGCGGGGATGCTTGCAAGTAGCGGGTTGAAGGTCTGCTTGTGGGCTTCGTCAATGATCACCAGGTC